CCGGCTTTGAGTGCGGTTTTTGAGAACTTGTCGAACTTCTTTTGGGATTTGTCTATTGAGGTATCAAATTGAGCGTTGTCGCCGACAATTCTCACAACCATGTCGCCCAAATTCGTGCCCATTATGATTGCCTCCCAGCATTGTGGGCAGCTCTACGAGCGGCACTCCAGGGCTTCCCCTTTTGGGACTTGCTCTGGTTCTCGCGCCATTCCTTCGTTCGTTCTCGGCCCTTGTTGGCGGCGCTGATTTTCCGTTTCGTTTCCTCTGAGTGAGAATTCAACCCAAGGCGTATGCGTGTCTGCTTCATTTTTTCTATCGATTCCCGCGACGGTTTCTTGCCTTTGTGGGACTCTGACAATTTGCGCCTCGTTTCTTTGGTGTGCTTCATCCCGCGATGTGCATCACCGATTTTGGCCCTCGTCTCGGGACTATAATACCGCCCTGTGGATTTCTCGCCAATCTTCCTTTTGTGTTCTTCTGACAGTTTTCTGCCGGTCTGTATTTGTGCGATCAGTTGCCTTGACTCGTCAGAGTGTCTGCCGTGAGATCCACCTCGGCGCATGTTATATCCGACCTCCGGGTTCATGAGATCCCCGGCCACGATATAGGCGTCTTCTAAAAAGTCGAGGTGTTCTTGAGAGACGGTCGGCGGGAATGTTTCAATGATGCCGAAGTGAAAATTGTCAAAACCGTATTTTGCGAAAGCTGCCGATAGGTGAGAGTTGGCTCTGGCGGTTTTGTAGTCTCTGAACCTGTTCTCGACGTGCCAGCTCTGGCCCACGTAAACCTTTTTGTTGAGCTTGTTGGTAATGCTGTAAATGGCAGCGGTCCCAGCCATCAGTCTATATCCCCGTACTTCTTGCGCATGGCGGCCAGGGCGGTGTCGTCGGCTTTCTCGTCTGCCTGCCGTTTCTCGAGTAGACCCTTCTCGCGGAAGTCGTCGCGTATGGCTTTGAGTTCTTTATGGCTTTTATTCATAAGGGTCGGTTTCCCGTTGCCATTATCGTCACCTGTTCCATACTTCAGATCCATCCCCATGTTGTGGTAGAGTACGATCTGTCCGATTGACATCTCCCACAACAAATACTCTTTAGTAGCCCAAGGGTACAGGAGGGCCATCGAAACGAACAGGCGGCCAAGGTGGACTTTGCTGTCTAGTTCTTCTTGCCCTTGGCCGCCGGCGCTTTTTTTTGGTGCGCCTCGACACCCGCGAACGATGACAGTAACGCTTCTTGAATCGCTTCGGAGAACCCGCCGACCTGGACCGGCGAAGTGTTCGCCATGAACCAGTCCTCATCCATCTCGGGGTACTGAACGCTCGCAAACACCGCACACAGTTTCACGCCGATATCGAAGGCCTCGTGCGTACCCTCGGAATTGCCAGAACCCAGTACAGCGGCCTCGCCTTTCAGTCCGGTTTCATCTTCTATCACCGCGACCACGTCCCTGAGTTTCGAGACGAGTTCGTCGACATCAAAGGTGATGCCGCACGGGACAAAAGATACATCGATGACTTTACCGCCAATCCTTACGTTTCGCGGTTTGGGTCGTAGGACATCAAGGTCGAGGACGTTGTCAGGCATCGGCTACTCCTTAGGGAATTACGTGGGACAAGCTATAGAGCTGCGACCCGGCGGTAAGAGATCCATCGATCTTGGCGGTGATGGCCGCCGGGAGGACCGCAATCGGATCGGTGTCATTGTCGGACTTGAAGTTGATCGCCGGCCCCGCGTCGAGAGTGGCGCTGAATAGGGTCAAGATCGTCTCGACGGTTGTCCCGTCGATGGTCCTGGTGTTGGTAAACCTGAAAGCCCTCGGGGTGATCGTGTTGTCGGCGTTACCGCCGGCGTTGATCGTCGAAAGGTTTGTGGTGATCACCGAAGTGACCAGCCCCCCGTGGATCGCGGTCAGAACTGAGGCGTCATACTCGATCATCTCGAACGTGACGGTCGCGGTCTCTGATGCCACGCCCTCGATCGGGTCCGGAGCGTTCCCGGCTTGTACGTCGTACATCTCGACGACGTGCTGGAAGTCGTTACAAATACCCGCCCCCATGTTGACGAACGATGCGCCAGCACTCGCGGCGGTTTCCATTTTACAGTTACCCAGAATGAGTTCGTCTGAGTCTACCGTAGCGTTCTGATAAACAGGCATATGCCCTCCTAACTCACCGTCGATGACGGATAGATCAAAGTGATAATCACGGGCGCATTGTATAGGTTGTCCTCAGTCTCAGGTAGAAGCCCTACCGCAGTGTCTAAGAAAGCCCTCGAAATGTCAAACCCGTTTTGAGTCGCGTATATTCCAGTCGACGCCGACCCGTGGAAAATCTCGGTCACTTGGCGCGATATGGCCATCGCCAAGGCTGGCGTCTTGTCCCGGCAGTTGATCGTGAACTCTTGGTTCTCCATCCCTTGCCACCGGACCAACTCGCCCTCGTAGTAGTTGATCTGCGGAACCTCAGTGCCGACAGGCCTCAACCCGTGATAGATATTCGCGGTGCTGACTAAGGCCGTCAACGCCGTTGTCTGTATCATAGACCATCCGACCGCTTGGGCCGCCGTCATTTCAGATAGTCCTTGAAAACGAGCTTGCCGTTCTTCATAATGATCGTCCCGGTTTGCCCTTTGGCCAATGCAAGCGCCGGCCTCAGGAACGGTTGGGCATCGGTCTTGACTGTCCCAAACTCCATGTATGGACCGTAGAACACCGGTGTCCCTACGAGAACCATCATACCACTTCGCGGCGCAGCAATCTTGTCGGTGCCTACCGCACCCTGGCCTGTTGGGTTTGTCCCATGGTCAAACGCTTGCGTCGTGATCGAGGCCGCCAACCTGCCGGTGTCTACGGGTGAGAGCAGTTTTGCCTGCCCCTCGATCACCAGCCCGACCTCGAACATGGTCCTGCCGGTGACTCTTACACCTCGGACCTTGACCTCTTTGCCGCGCCACTGCTCCTCGACGGTCGTTTTGAATTCCATCAGTTCACCAACTTCATGGGCGTGAACATGGCCACATCTTTTGCCAGTACGTTGTCAGGCCTGCCCGTGATCTCGTAGGTCTGGCTTTCCCAGACGATTTTGTCAGTGTACAGGATCCCGGCGGTCGGAAGTGTTGCGAGTACGTGAGTCGACACCGCCATGATCTGATCCGAAAAGAGAGTGTCTAATGATCCCGCCTGCCAGATGGCGGCGGTCTCTATCGTTGTCAGTACCGTGGTCGCAGAGACCCCGCCCATCCCATCGGTCGAGATAGTCTCTCTGGCGATCTGAACCTCGTTGGTCAGGTTGAGGGCACAACTAAAGGACATCGTTCCCGTACCCTGGACGTTTGTACTCATCGAAAGGCGCGAGCAGCTCCTTGGGATAACTCCCAGCTGGAACCGCGGTGTTGTATGTCTCAGCCCACGGCCCGAGGCGTTTACTCGATACCCCGGTCCTCGAGGGCCGCTCGGCGTAGTCGTACTGGATGAGATTGGCCACATATGGCTTGATCCCACCGGGCCAACTCACTACGGCGAAGTAGATCGTTGCACCCGTCACCTCTGCCACGAACGAAGACGTAGACGCGATGGTGAGGGTAGATGTTGAAACCGAGTCGACCACGTAGTACCCGTCGTTGAGGAACGATCCCC